TTGACTCCGTCGGCTTTGACAACGTAACCAGCCTGCTGACGCTTGCGGTTGATGTCCATCTTTTCTAGGTACATGTCGTCAAGCTCTTGGTCTGTTCCTCCGACGGCGCAGATGATGTTTGCGACGAAGTGCAAGACGTCTACGCATTCCTTGATGACTTCCTTGCGGTCGACGTACGGCTTGTCTGCCTGCCACGGTTTCCACGAGATCGCCTTGCGGACCTCGGCGAGTTCATCGTCGATCGCGAGCATGTTCCAACGCAGGTACTCGATGATCTCACGAAGCGCTTCGTCAGAGTCTTCACTGAACTTGTGGTAGTTGACGCCGTAGTGGTCTTGCTGCAGACGCCGCGTTTCATACAGCCACTCTTGAAAAAGCCGTCGAGAATACATGCTCATTTTGTCACACCACCTGCTGTAGAAACGTCAATGCTTTATTTGTCGTAGGAATAATATCCAAGTATTGCTCTTTCTGAGATACCGCGAGCTCGTACCTGTCGATCGCAGACAGCTCTTCGATGCCAGCCGCGAGGTGAGTCCACGCAGAACCCACGCACGCACTGAGCTTCCAATCTGTCGCGATCGGAGTAGACGCGTTCATCGCTTGAAAGTAGCGAGGAGACCACCAAGGGTTCTTGTCTCGTTGAGGGCAGATCAAAGCGCCGAGAGACGTCGAGAGCTTTCTGTGGACGTCGGAGTCAGTAGATCCCTTGTTCTCTTTCATGCTCTCGTGAGGCAGGCGAAGAGTCTTGACGGTGTCTGTCGTCCATCGAGCTCCGATATCGTCAGCAGCCCATACGTTGCGGCGCACCGTCTGGACGTCTGAAATCTTCGTGGCCTTGATGTACGCGGCATCCATGTTTAGGCCTACCAGACGGCCTCTGGAGGCCTCTGGCAGCCCTTGTATGTCGTCATCAGACCAGGGCAGAGCTGGAAACAAGGTTGTCGGCCACTCTCGGTTCAGTAATAGATCAATCGCTAAAGAGATTGATCTTTTAGTCTTCTTGTCGTTGACGACTTCATTGTAGAACTTTCGCTTCGAGTAGAACGGCTTGAACAGCGTGCTATCTGATCTTTGAGCCGCTCGCAACCCTGCTGTGATCTTGCTCGGCTCTGGAGAGTCGATGAACATGACGAGCGACTTCGATCTCGCCGCCTTGTCTATTGTCGCCAAAGCGCCGTACGCCGAGTTCGAAGCTACGCTTATCGGAGAAGCAAGTCCGACGAACACTCGGTCGTACGCGTCTAGCTCCGACTGAGTGCACATGGGGTCTGGCTCTACTTGGTCTACGACGTATCCAAGCGACACAAGCGCGCGGACAAGTTGAGTAGAGAACGACACGTTTTTCATGCCAAGAGAGTATGAATGGTGCGCTGAGGTGCACCCAGTCACGAGTACGCGACCTTTCATTAGAGTCCGAGCACCTTCTCTGCGGCTTCAATTCCTTGAAGTATTGCCTGATCGGTGTCGATGTAGACGTAGTTTGCCAGTCTGCCGGCGGACACAGCGTGCGGGAACTCCTCGACGAGCTGCGACTTGAGCCACTGCGCTCGGTTCTTGTTCGTGCCTTCTGCGTCGTCTACGGGATAGTGCTTGACTGGCGCTCCTGGGTACTCGTATGAGAGGACCGTGCCAAGAAGTTCTTTTTGACCGGACATCTGCTTGGTCTCGATGATGCGTGTGTGCGCGACGTCAAGACTCGGAGTGTTCACGACGCCTGCGTCAAGCGCGTAGCCTTCCTGGTCTGTGATGAATCTGTGCTCGAGACGAACTCCTCGCCACGACAATGGAGCCTCGTTGAGGAACTCGTCAAGCGGAGCAGTGACGATCACTGCGTCCCATGAGTCCCAGTCCACTGTGTCTGCATTGTCTTTCGTGTTTGTGTACACGTCGTGAGCTGCGTCATGCAGCATGTTCATTACAAGGTTCGTCCAGCCGCCTCGCGGCCAGCCCTGCCACTTGTTGCGGAACAAGCCGAGGTATCCGTCAGATCGCAGGTCGATGCGCTTCGGAGCGAACGATGACGAGAGATTACTTGGCTCAGTTCCCCACTGCTTGAGAGTGTACGGGTAGATGAACCACTGATACAGCGTCTCGCCCATGATCGAGACCGCATACGTCTCGAAGTTCGTCTTGTCAGGCTCTGACGGAAGATTCTCAAGCTCAGAAGAAATCTTGTTCCACTCTGGAAGCGTCTTGAGCTCGTCGATCTGCGGAGGCCAGCTCATCAACTGGTTGTTGACGATCGTCTTCACGATGTGATGATACGGCTCCCAGTCCGAGTACTTCTGTAAGATCTCAATCACGTCTTCGTTGTCGGTGTGGCTGATGTGCGTGCCGTGAGGCTCGTACAAGATCGAGCCCATCTTCTCGGTGCGAACTGCGCCACCTGCTACAGGTGCTGCCTCGTGCATCTCGACGATCCAGTCGCCGGTCTGCCGAAGTTGGATACCCGCGCTTATTCCAGTCAATCCTGTACCGATGATCAAAGCTTGCTTACGCACCTTTGGCCTCCGCGATCGACTTGCGCACTGCCGCCATTACCGTCTCTACGACCTGCTCTTTAGACGCTTGCGCCTTGAAGAATGCGTCCGCTTGTGCGTTCGCGAGTTCTCGCAGCTGCGGCTTGCTCATCGCCTCGATCGCCGACGCCTTGACAAGGTACGGCTCTCCAAGCGGCGCGACCTCTGCTGGGTCAGCGAGCATGATCGAACGAGTACGGGCGGTGTACACAAAGCGGTTTCGCCACCAGCCGCTGCCTGCGTGCGGGTACTTCGGAGAAAGAACTCCCCACGACTGAGCGTACAGATCTACAAGCTCTTTCTCGGTGAGCTTATTGTCGGCCTTGCTCTTTCGTGAGCCGATGTACTCAACAGGCCAAGACAGCTTCATCTTCTCAAGCCACTTGCGCTGGTCGGACAGCACGCCAAGAATCCACTGTGTCTTTCTGTCTTCGTCTGTCGGAATCTCGGTGTGAAACTCTTCAGCGTACGGGCTGAGGTCTGTGTAGACCCACTCACGCGAAGTCAGTGTGTATGTGACCTTGCTTCCATCGCCCCAGGTGAACTTCGGCACCAGTGTGATGGGCCACGGTCGGTCCATCAGCGCTTCAACGACCGGGAAGATTCGCGAAACGTTTGCTCGTGCCCAGTCAAGGTCGGCGCGTGCTGAGCCGAGACTTTCTCGGACAAGGCGTTCTCCGCTCTTGACCTTCGTGATTGTCTTCAAGCTTGTGATGATGTTCTGCGTCTGCCAGTCGTCGATGTAGAACATGAGTCCGCATCCGTTCTGTCGCGCACGAGATACTACGTCAAGCGCACCGTATGCGTACGTCGAGCCGAGTGCGGCAAGCGCGATCTGTCCGCATATGATGAGGTCGTAGCCAGAGATGTCTTCGTCTGGCATTGCGCGTCGGTGATCGACCTCGCAACCTCCGTCACGAAGGATGTCGGCGAACAAGTCGGCGACCGCTCCGTACTTCACTAGTTTTCGCGTCGAGCCAATGTGCTGCGCGGTGTATCCAGTCATCAATACTTTGATTGTCATGTGTTCTCTCCAGTTGTCGTTGTATGCAACAAGCGAGCGAGCAGATGTTTAGTCTGCTCGCCCGCGTGCGTCGCTGAGTCTAACTGTACCTCAGAAGGGCGCCGTAGGCGGCACCGCTGCTCCTGCTGGAGCTGCGGCTGGCATCGGTGCTGGAGCTGGCTGTGGAGCTGGAGCTGCCTGAGGCGCTGGAGCTGCGGCTGGCATCGGAGCAGCAGCGGTCTGCGGCTGAACCGAGTAGTACGCCTTGATCTCGTTCTTCTTCTGACCCTGCCAGGTGCGAGTACCCACGGCGGCGCGGAACGAACGACCACGGAGGGTCTGCTCGATCTGAGCGTTCGTTGGGCTCGTGCTGAAGTAGTCGCGAGTGAGTCCGAGAGCTGCCATCTTGCGGAAGAAGATGGCGAGCGCGTTTGGATTGTCGGTTGACACGACCAGGTTGTCCCAGACGAGACGCTTTGCGTGCGCACCAGTCTGAACCTGCGCCTTGACGGCGAACATGGTCTTTCCGGTCTGTGTCACCTTGGCTGTCGCCTCCAAGATCTGGAGATCGTAGTCACCGTCTGGTAGCGGATCGTAGCTTCCTGTGTCTGCGGCCTCTTTGACGAGGTCGCCCCAATTGAGTGTGGACATTGTTACTTACCTGCTTTCGTTGTTGATGTTGCTTTTGCTTGATCCGGCTTTGGGCCGAACACCATGTCGAGCATGCGCTCTACGCCAAGGTCTTGCTGCTCGACAATCTTGCCGAGGCGGCCTTGAACGCGCTCACCTGCTTCGTATTGATTCGTGCGCTCGACGTACATGCGTCGTGCCTTGTACGGCGGCTGAGTCGGGTCTTGGCTGACGAACTCTTCGACAGTGATTGCGCCCAGGATGTCGTAGAAGTATGGTGCCTGGATAGCGAGTTGTCCTTGCAAGTATGGTCGCGCACGACCGTCTTGCCCTGTCCGTGCCATTGCCGTGAGGACGACTGCCTCGAGCGGTGCTGTAGCGTGCATTGTCAAGTCACGCAGGTCGCGCAGAAGCGCTCCCATGTGACGGAGCAACTCGCCCCACTGCTGCATCTGCATCTGGTTCGTTCCGGCGATGTTGTCCATGCACTTGACCTGCAACTCGGATACCGAGTCGATGATCAAAGACTTGAACTGGTGGCGTCCGAGTTGGAGCCACTGGTACGCCTTGAGAACCGTGTCGTATTCAGTGACGTTCACGACGCAGGTGTCCCACGTCCCGTCTGCCACCGGCGGTTCTTCGCGCAGCGGATCCCAGTAGCGGACCTGGATCGGCAAGAAGCGGTGACCGCCCTCGACGTCCAGCATCAGCCTCGGGTACGGCGCTGTGACCGCGAATGTTGATTTACCTACCTTCGATTCTCCGTACACCATGAGTGTAAGAGAACGTTGTACGCCATTCGTCATACGTTGTTACTCGTTTCCTTTGGTCTCTGCTTTGTAGTATTCGTACGGGTCGGCGACCGCGTACATCTCGCTGATTGCTTGCTCGGCGGCGGAACCGTCGTCGAGCAGTGGGCAAACAGCAAAGAACTGGCACTTCCACTTGCAGTCGCGGCTAGGCCGCGGATAAGCAAGCAGTTGGTGATCTCCTCCTTCGTCTAGTCCGTCTCTCACTCGCAAGAGGTCTCCGATGGTACCGTGAATACGGTTCCAGAAAGACCTCAGCGAAAAAGTATTGTGACGGACCTCGATCTGCTCGAAGAACGGCGGACGAGCGTTAGCCGTGCGCTTCACCTTCTTGAGCATCGTGAAGATACCACCTTCTGAGCGCTCGCCTTCTTTGTTCTGCGCGGCCTCGAGCATCATGTAAGTGAGGATCTGCTCGTTCATGTGAGCCAGCGAGGCGAACTCTGTGAACGACCCGCCGACAGTCTTGAAGTCACGGAACATGCGGACACCGTCGCCTTTGCGGCGGACTCGCATGTCAAGCTTTCCTTGAAGCTCAACTCGTCCGTCAAACAGTGGCATGCTGATTGTCTGCTCAGTAGAGATCATCTCGAGCTCGGCGTCGATGCCGTTCTCTTCAACCCACTGGAGGTAACCTTCAAGCATGATGCGTCCGAGTTCGGCTTCTGACTCAAGCTCAACCGTGTCTTGAAACTGGGTTCGCATGATGTTCTTGTCTACCTCGACAAGTTGTGCGTGCGCCTCAAGAAGCGGGATGTCCTTCGAGTAGTAGGCGTCGAGCGCCGCGTGAATACGAGAACCGAGAGCGAGCGGCCCGATCATCTTCTGCTCTTTCGGCCTCAAGCCTCTGTAGTACGACAACCACCACTTACGGCGGCAGTCTTTGAATGTTTGGATCTCGCTGTTGGAGATCGCTATTGGTCGTCTGTTTGTCATGAACCAGCCTTGTCTTCTCTGAGTAGTGTTAGGAGCTTCGCCTTGTCGCGGACGACCTCTTCGAAGTTCTCGTTCTTGACGTCAAGAACTTGAATCACTCGTTCCTCGATGGTGTCTTCAGTCACGTAGTCCGTGATGATGATGCTGTCGTGGATCTCGCTGCCGATGCGGTGCACGCGGTCCATCGCTTGCTTGTGGTCGACGAGCGACCAAGGACGCTGAAGCATGATCAACCTGCGCGCCGCGGTAAGCGTCACACCGACTCCGCCGGCTTGAGCTGTGAAGAGGATCCACTTGATCTTGCCAGACTGGAAGTCGTCGATGGCTTTCTGCCGCTCGTCTTCGTCCTGCGCCCCCGTGATGAGGCCGTGCGGGATCTTTGCCGCGGTCATGCGAGCGCTCAGCAGGTCGATCAACTGGCGGGACACCGCGCATACTGCGACAGAGTCGCTGCCGAAGTCGCCGTTCTCGATGTCGTCCATCACCGCGTCTACCTTGCACGAAGGCTCTGAAAGCTTGAGCTCAAGCTCGCCTGTTGCGGCGTCTACTTCCATCTCGGCGTAAGAGTTGGCGAACTGTAGTAGTCGTGTCGTCTGAGTTAGCGGACTTGGGGCAGTGACTGCCGTGCCACCCTCGAGCTCGGCGATCATGATCTCACGCATCTGCTTGTACGCCTTGGCCTGCTTCGTAGACATCTCTACGTCACGACGGTCGTTGATGACCGGCGGAAGCCAAGGCAACACACGGGACTTCAGCATGCGTCGCATACGCGGGTTGATGGTCGCGTAGAACTCTTCTTGCATGTGAGACTTGACGCCGATGACCATCATGCCACCGAACGCGTTGAGCATTGTGTTGATCATGCGGTCGATCCAGCGCGTCTTGCTCGGCCATTCTTCTGGCGACAGCCAGTGAAGAATTGACCACAGGTCTACAACGTCGTTAGCTATCGGAGTGCCAGTCAGAGCGAACCGCACAGGCGCGTCGGCTGTAGCCGCCCACAGCGCGCGAGTCTGCTTGCTCTTGGGATCTTTGCTGCGGTGGATCTCGTCAGCTATAACTGCGTTGAAGCTGATTGCGTTCAGCTCACGAAGATGCACTTCGCAGCGATTCTCGCTGACGCTCGAGTCGTGTCCGCCGCACGCTTCGCAGCGAGCCAGCGCTACTGAACCGTAGGGAGCCAGACGCGAGTGACCGCGCAGAGACTCCCAGTTCATGACGTAGACATCGGCTTTTTCTTCAAGCTGCTTCTTGCGTTGGTTGGCTGTGCCTTTGACGATCTGCACCGTCACGCCAGGCCACCAGCGCTCAAACTCGCGTTTCCAGTTTTTCTTGACCGTGTTGGGGCAGACGACAAGCGCCGGAAACACTGGCGTTCCACGAGACTGGATCTCTGCTAGAGCGCGGATAGCCTGCGCTGTCTTGCCCAGGCCAGGCTCGTCGGCTAGTAAAGCGCGTCGCGCTGTGGCAAGAAACTGTACCCCCGCACGTTGGTGAGGGAACAGGTCGTCGTTGCCTTCAATCGCCTCGATGTCACGAAGCGCGTTCGCAGGATCGATACGAGACGTTCTCTCGTTAGCCGCCCACTCTGCTAGCTTCGACCCGATGACCAGGTCGTCTCTGAATGTTGACCGCAGCGCGAGGCATGTTGACCACCCGAGCGGTACTTTCCAGGTCTGGGCTTTTGCGTCCCATGTGGCGCCAGGAAGGCTCTTGCAGAGCTCCTTGTATCGCCACTCGGTCACGATTGTGATGTGTTTGCCATCATCTGCGACCTCAACCTGTACTGCCATCTGGTGTCCTTCCGTCCGTGCGTTGGTTCAACTATATCATAGATACTACGTGATTTTGTCATCATCGACAAATTTTTTAGATAGTATCTAATATCTAGCTAAGTAGAGCTCTTGGCACCCAGCCCAGCTTTACTAGACGGATCAATCCGTGACGCATCGCGTCCTTGTCGTGACCGTCGGTCCCAGACTTCCAGTAGCCGAGCTTCTTGAGTGCCTCGTTGGGGAACATCTTCTTCGCGTCTGCAGGAGACTGAAAGATGATCTTTTCTGGATCAAGAGAAGATGAGTGCACGATGTACTTCAAGATGCCGATCATCTCAAGGCTGAATGGCGCTTGAGAGTTCTTTACAGTTTGAGCGTTGATGATGAACCTCTCGCAGACGATGTCTGGAGTAACTCCCTTGTCTCTTGCGAAGAAGATCGACCCGTAGAGCTCATTGACTACGTTCCACAACGTGTACTCTCCCGACGCCTCAAGTACTGGCTCCTGGCCAGGCTCTCGTGAGAATACGGCAATACCTGTTGTCTTGCCCGGGTCGACAGCGATCACTATGTTCTTCATTAGTACTTGTCTCCCCACGTCTCAAGAGGACCGTCGATGCCAGCGGTAAGTGGAACATCCCAGCCTTCTGTTGTTGTCATGCACTCCTGCACGATGTGCATGACTTCCTCGGCGTCTTTGCGCGGAGCGTTGAGCACGATCTCGTCGTGTACTGGGACGATGAGCATGTCTGTGAGATCGGCTCTGTCAAGCTTGACTAGGTTCGCCTTGAACACCTCGGCAGCACCTCCTTGGATCAGATAGTTGACCAGTGTGTACACACGGTCTTCGTCGCACGGAAGTCGTCGACCTGTCCAGGTGTAGACGTATCCCTGCCCCTCGCTGCGAAGACGGCGCATTCCGGCGTCTTCAATCTGTCGCTGGAACATCGCCATTCCTGGGTACCGACCATCAAAGGCATCTGACACTGAACGCATCTGTGGTTCTGCAACTCCAGCCGTGAGTGCTTGTTTGGCAACACCTGCGCCGTACAATCTTCCATAGACGGTGCCCTTGATAAGAGCACGACGCTTGTCTGATCTCTGCATGGTCGGATCTTTGTAGATCTCGCGGCCGATCTCTGTGAACGGGTCTGACCCAGTCGCGTCTGAACGGTTGAATAGAGAGATCAAGTTTTCGTCTTTTGACAGACTGGCGAACATGCGGAACTCTACCTGATCGAGGTCGCTTGTGACAATCACATGGTCGTCGTCCTTCGGCAAGAACGCGCGTCGCACGACATCGTCGCCTTTTGGCAGCGTCTGCAGCGCTGGATTCTGGATCGACATGCGGCTGGTGCGTGCTCCAAGAGTTTTCACCGACGGGTGCACAAAGCCATTGACGTTTTCTTCAAGGAAGTTGCGGAAGTACGTGTTTGCGAGCTTGTCGGCCTTTCGCTGCTTCAGCACGGTGTCGGCTAGGTTAGCGATCTCTTCACCGCCGTTGATCATCAGAAGCTTCAGCTGGTCTTTGGTACACGACTTCTGGCCGGTTGGTGTGTACTCGGTGATCTCCGCACCAAGGTTCTCGAACAACCGCACAAGTTGCTGGTTGCTTGTGATTGACACGCCGTCGTACTTTTGCTTGGCCCACGACTTCACGCTTTCTGCGTACGTCGTAAGTTCGTCGTACTTCTTCTTTGAGTAGTCGAGGTCTACTCGAGCGCCGTTGATCTCCATGCGGGTCACGATCTTGCGTGCTGCCATCTCTAGTTCATAGGCCTTGTGATACGGACCCTCAGGGCCGCATTGCTTGTAGAACATCTCGAACAACCGCATCGTCAAGACGGTGTCTAACGCGCCATACGACCAGTACGGTTCGAAGTTAGTCGGCACAGTTCCCCACGTCCACCCGTTCTTTGACAGCTCGGTGTCCAGCGTGTCTTGCAGAGCTACCGCACGACCGTCCACGTGAAGAGCGGCCAGCCGCTTCAGCGCGCCTGAGCCAAGCGGGTCGATGATGTGAGCCATGATCATCGTGTCGTGGGCCTTGTGCCACGGCAGCTGCCAGCGAGTCTGGACGTCGAAGTACCTGGCCTCGAACGCGATGTTGTGGCAGACGATAGGACCGTCAAACTTTTCCATCGCCTCGTAGAACGCGCCGCCCCACTCTTGCCACGGAATCGCCCAACCCTGCTGCGCGTCGCCTACCTGGACAAGACGCAGTCTGCCGTGCCAAGGAGACAGCGCGTGCTCTCTCGGGTGGCCAGGCAGCTCGCCTGTTTCGGTATCGATCGCGATCGCGCCACCGTTCGGGCGACGCTCGCCGAGCCATGATATGAACTCAAGAGCTTTCTGTGCGGTGTCTACATAATGGAGGTTTACGTTCGAGAGATCTGTCGTCGTCATGGAGTGTGGATCACCGTCACTTCTATTTCGCATTTTTTTAGATACTTCAAGACTTCCATCGGATTACGGTGGTCGTCTTTTGACCCGATCATAACGACTACTCTGCTCAGACCCGAGTTAGAGATCAACTTAGCGCAGTTCATGCACACCGCTCCAGTGATGTAGATCGTCCCACCGTCTACGCGAGAGCGATCGACATACATGAGCGCGTTGGCCTCGGCGTGAATAGCCGGGCACGCGTCGTAGTCAGAAGTCAGTCCAGTCTCGCCTCGCGATCGCGGGCACCAGTTCAAGCACGAGCCCTCTTCGGGCCAAGACGCTGCTGGACCGTTGTATCCTGTGGCGGCGATGTGCTGGTCTCTGGAGACGATCACTGCGCCAATCTGCGCTCTCTCGCACCGTGATCGCTTCGCGACGGCCTCTGCTACCGACATCCATGTCTGGTCCCAGGTTGGTCTCACTTATCTTCTTTCTTTGCGTACTCTGCGTTCTTCTTGATAGCAGTGATCATCGCATTGGTGTACCACTGCTCTGACTCGTTTAGTCGCGGCATGAGCTTCGTGTTGGCGATCGCCTGCATCGTCAGCAGCGATGACGCTTGAACCTCGCGCCAGCTTCGCCCTGTGATGTACGGCGTCGGCTTGATGTTCTCTGTGTGCTTGAGGTTCTCTGCGAGCTCGTAGTGGTCGCTGTAGATGTGCAGAGACCCGACGTGGTGAGCGTAGGTGCCTGGCTCGATGCCGAGCACGGACGCGACCGCGAGCTGCGCACGGGTGAACTGGAAGAAGTCGTACGCCGCACCAAGCCACACGTCGTTAGACCGCATGTACACGCTGAGGTTCAGCTTGTTGTTGCGAATGCGGTACTGATGCAGCACCGTGCACGGATAGTCACGCTTGCCAAGCTGGCTGTCGAGGGCCGCGTGCCACATCGTGACCACAGCCTGGCGAGTGTCAGAGTCTGACTGGAGGCGGCTGATGGCTACGTCGAACTGCCCGTTAGTGCGAGTGCCGTACGATCCATGAAACTGCCCGTTGCTCTCTGTGTACTTCGCGAACTGTGGCCCGATCGCGATGACAAGGTTGGGAAAGCTTGTGCCTGACAGAAGCTGCATCGCTTCGACCGCGCCGATACCTGGAACGGCCTGACGACCAACTCCGATAGGCAGCGTGTTGTAGATGTTGTCGATGTGGATAACTGCGTCCTCGATCTCGCGTGTCTCCATGCCGCGCGGAGAGGTCTTCTCGCCGTGCTTGAGAACGTGGTTGACGAGGTCAACGTAGCCGTTGACACCGTCCTCGATCTCGATCGTTTTTACCTTAGTGTCCATCTGTCCTCCGGGTTTGTTGCTGTTGATAGACGTTGGATCGCTTGGCCATACTCGGCTGCGTCCTTGTGGTGGAACCTGCGAACGTACTGCGGATGCGGTACAACGCTGACCTTGTCTGCTGGAATGCTGTCCTTTTTGATGCTCTTCTCTGCGAGCCGGCCAAGGGCTACGACACGCGGGCTACCAAGAGCCTGCCAAAGAAGATGCAACCGTCCGCCGCAGATCTCGGAGCCGTTGACGATGCCGATGTTTTTCCAGTACGGACTCGGCAGATTAGACAGCAGATACTCGCCAGAGTTGCCGTTGATCGGGTAGAACGGAAGTGTTGTGTAGTCTTCACCGTTGCGCTTGTCGCCGACAAGTAGAACGCTTGGCTTTGCAGTGCCGATGTATTCTGGGAACATTGGAAGAACCTCGGTCTCGCGCTCTCTGTGGCGAGCTGTCTCCAGCATCCACTCTGCGATGGCTGGAATACTGGCCTTGCTGTCTGGCGGCGGAGACACAATCTCAATCCGAGCAGCTTGCTGGATGCCGAAGTCGTATAGCTCACGTATCTTTGTAAGCTCTTCGACCTTGACAAAGTCGTCGCCTCGAGCGCCTACACGCTCGGCCAGAACATGTGCCGGCTGTATGACTGCGAACTGTACAGCGCCGCGAGACAGCAGCGCGAGTTCAACAAAGCGCCAGCCCGCCACACCGAGAAGACCATACTCGTCTTTGCACGTGTGCGGACGCTTGATCGGGGCGTATGTGATCTCTCCCCAGTGCCAGCGGTCGCTGATCACGATCTTGTCGTAATGCCAGTTGGTTCCTTCGATTGTTCCGACCCACGTTCGTAGGCACCATTCACGAGACTCTTCTTCTGGTCTGCCCATGTGAAAGCGCACGATCTTTCGATCTGGGTACTTTTCCGCGGCCTGCTTGGCGACTTCGTCTACTAGAGACGACTTGCCAGAGCCGTCGGGGCCTTCAACAATTATGAACATTCAAACCGTCCTTCGTCTTTACTCAATTGTAACACCTGGCTATGGAATAAGCTCAACCTTGTAGACAGTTTCGATGTGCTTATCTACCGCTGACGCCGCCTCGAGCAGTCGCTGAGCGACATTGGTCAGGTACCTCGCGCCGCTTCCGTCGTACTGGTACAGCGCCTCTAGGACAGCGTTTGCGTCGTCGCTGACCTGCGCCCAGTAGCGGTTCTTCTCTGGGAAGATGATGCCTGCCTCTAGCGAAGGCCTGCACGTCTCGCAGGGGACTAAAGTTCTATGCTCGTCGCCGACCGGAACGTCGCGCAGGTCGTATCGCTTGACAAGATGGCACGCCGCGCCGTGATACGTGATCGAGACGCCGATACGAGACAGAACATACGAGCCGTTCTCTGTCCTGTACAGCTCGAACTCAATCCACCGCGTAGAATCGTGCTTCTGCGATGACGAGCTGCCAAGCAGCGTTCCGTTGAATTGAAGTGTCCGAGACCCGTCTCTTACGCTGATCATAGACATATCTTACTGGTTCAACACTGGGCCGTCTTGCCCGGTGAGCTCCGCAACTTTTGCCGCGTACCTGGCGGTCTTGTTCTGTTCCTGTATGACCATCGCCTCGAGTTCGATACACGTCTCAGTAGCGCGTTGAATGTGGTTTTTCATCACACCGATAAGAATCTTCAGCCCGTCATTTTCACGTTGTAGATCTTCAGCAGTCTTGTGCGTCTTCACTTCGTCTCCCTATGTGTCATAAATACAGTATCATGGTCGCGATCGCCGTGCGTTACTCTCATATTCCTGCTCGACTTCCGCCTTGCCAGTTGAACCACTTCACAGCCGCATACCGCGTGCCGATCTTCACAGGATTCACTCTGTGCATAAACGGGTATGATCCGCTGAACACAACAACAGACCCGGCTTTGCTGCCGATCGTCAAGTTGTGATGCTGAAACACCAGTTCTCCACCCTCGTAGGCGTCGTTCAAGATCACGGACACTGCGACTACTCTAGGAAACTCCAGGCAGTCGTCATAGTGGTTGTGGAACATGTTTGTGTGATCGTATCTCAGCAAGTTCCACCGGTCAGAGTCAAGCTCTTTTATGCTGTATATCTTCCTGTAGTCCTCGATCATCGGCATTACTCCAGCCTCTAGGCTCGCGTAGATACGATGACCTGGGTCTATTGGGTGACATCCGAGCTGCCGAGAAGAGACGGTGCGGACATAGCATTTTCTTGAGTTTTCGTTATACACAGACTTTCGCGCGTCGCTAAGAACCTGCGCTTGTTCCCACAGCCTGAAGCAGTGGTTGTGGACTAAGCCGGTCAGCTGGACGCCAGCCTCTCTTGGAAATGTGTATTCAACGATACCAGGCGCGTGAATCTTCTTATCAATAATCGGCATCGGAGTGATCTCGACTGGAGCGTCGAACGCACCTTCTTGCCGAGAAAGAATGTCGTAGTTGTTCATCATGTTGTCGTAGTCGTGCGACGAGTCGATGACCTGACCAACCGGTGGGTCTGGAATCGGCATGTACCGATGCTTGTTGAAGTATCTAAAGTTTCCGTCGTTGCCGAACTTCGAAAGACCAGAACCGTCACTGAGTTGCCTGATCCAGTGGTCTGAGGTCGCGTAGTGCAAGAACAGCACTGTGCAGTACACCGACTCGTCGGTGCTCGTCGGGTATGGCGGACGTGCGTGCTCGTGAAGCTGGCCGCTAAACGCGACGGCTTGATTGGGAGTCTTGTAGTAGTCACGGCCGTTCACTCTCAGCGCCCAGTTCGCTGAGTTAGTTATCGTGATGTCTACTGTTACCTGCGTTCCGTTCTGGTCATAGTGATCCCACAGGTTGGGGATGCAGCCGTCTTGAATCTGGTACCGAGCGGCGAAGAAGTACGTCTTACCTAAGTCTTTATTTCCACACATCTTGCGGACCTTGTCCAGACAGTACGCCTCGATGTCCGCATCGAATGTTATGCCAGAGTGCTCCCACCTTCCCATCGTTGTCGAGTATTTATGACTTCCTCCAGGACCCCAGCTGACCGAGTTCACCTTCGTCGCAACTCGACTGAACATCGCGTCGTCGTCAAAGAACTTTTCGACAAACAACGGTTCTTTGATCGGGTTTTCTGGAATAGACGCGCGTATCGGTCCTTGAATCAAGTCTGTCATACTTTCTCGTATCTAACTATCGGCCTGTCTTTTAGATGCTGCCCGTGACGAGGCAACGAGAGCTTGTCGTAGTTCGGGTTGTACTGCGTCCACTTCGTGCTTAGGCCAGAGAAGCAGCAGTACTCAAGCACTTTTTCCCACGACACTCCACCGTACTTTCCGCCCATCTTGCCGGAAAGAAGCTTGTTGAGCTTCAGCAGCGAGTCGTTTGACTGTTTCCAGAAGGCTTTCTTGTTGTTGTCGGCCCAAGGCCTGTGAGTGTCGATCCTGACGTGCTTTTCATCTGGGTACTTCTTGTGCACCTGATGCCACGACAGCATCCGAGCGGTGGCGAAGAAGCGCCAGTCTCTGCACCACGCAAGCACGCCCATGTACGGTTCTTCGGCGTGGAAGTTTATCTCTGGATTGAGCGGCACTTCCTGGACGAACTGCTTGGACGCAAAGCACCACGTGAAGTGTAACCAGCACCCCTCGTGGACATCGCCATCATCTGGAACGTTGGCCGCTCCTGGAAATCCGTAGCCTGGAGTCAAGAACTGAAGAGTGTTCGGATAGTGGAAGACGTTCCGAGTCCGTCCGTTGAATGTCGTCGTCGGGTCGAAGTTACTCGTCTCAGTGACTGAAAAGTCTGCCTGGCAATACGTGAGCACGGCCTTGCCTGTTGACGACTTTGCGACTGCTTTCTCATATTCTTCTAGAGTAGCGACGTCCCAGTCTTCGGCAAACCTCTCGTGGCCGCAGATGTACAGGATGTAGTCGTAGTCAAAGTGCGTCCGCGTCGTCATGTCTCGCGCCCAAAGAATACCTCGGTACGCGGAAGTGTCGTATTTTCTGTACAGCATCTGTTCTGCTGGCACTTGTGGAAAAGACGAAAAGCCGTCTTCTCTAGGCTGCTCGTCTACAATCGAAAAGAGGACGTCCTGCTTGTTCTTTGCGTTTTCATAGCAATGAGCAACAGTAGATGCTAGGTCCTTCTCACCGTACGAGATGATCGATACAAGTATCTTTGACATTTACGCGCACGCCGTCACCACTTACCAAGCGGGCAAGTCGCTGCTGAGATCTTCGTCTTCATCGTCATGATGCAGCCGCACTCTCTGCACTGCTTCGTCGCGTTGATCAGACGGTCGCACGACAGGCAGATGCCATATCGAGTCTGCGCTACGTCTGCGGCGACATGCTTCGCCGGATCAAGAATATGCCAAGGCTTAGCTGGACCATTAGCCGCGGCTGCCTTCTGCTTGAATTGCTCCCACTTAGAAAGCGGTTTTTCTTGCTCAGACTGGCTCATAGAATACTCCGTCCTTATACGTCCATCCGGCCATCACTAGCTTGTTTTCTTCTGTGATTCTAACAAGAGTTGGTGACGAAGTCATCAACGCCGCGAACATTTCATCCGCAGGGCTCACGTTGTTTATCTGCCATTTTCTGAACGCAATACCGGTCTCTCTGTCTCTGAAGTACAAGACAGCCGAGCCTTCGGTTACGTCGTGCATGTGAGTAGCGTCTTCAATGTCACACTTATTGATGTCGGCCCAGAGGTCTTCCCACGTGGCGAACGTCATCGCTACGACACCGTCCATGATCGCGGCTACTGGCACTCCTTTTACACCAGTTCCTGGATACCAAAGGTACCCGCACGGCCCGTGGTTACAATGGTGCCCTGTGTTCTTAGTTATGAACATCTATGTCAACCTTTCAAGAAGCGGGTGGAACAAAGCTTGTTCCGTTCCACGTCCATTCAGAGTTGACCTGGTTATGAAGTTCCTCAGGAATCTGCACGATGGTCGGATTACTTAGTAACCCCGCCGTCCACTGCTCCGCTCCTGCGTGCGACGCTGGGAACGTGAACGTCAAGAAGACGTCTCCGCCGACGACGAACGCAAACTGTATCAACTGAGGTTCTGGCATGTCTGTCTCTCCTTAGTGTGTCGTTTCTTCGTGAACAATAATAACACTGTAGACCTGCAAGTTCATAAAGATCAGAAGCATCCCACTGCGTCTGGGCCGAAGCAGACACACTCGCACGTGTTGTACGGTATGCTTCCGCACATCAAGACTTCGCACGGAACAACAGGGCTGACAGGTGTTGGGCCAGGAGTGACAGGGCTGACAGGGCTGACAGGGCTGACAGGGCTGACAGGGCTGACAGGGCTGACAGGTGATACTGGATTGACCGGGCTGACCGGACATCCGGTGAACTCGCAGCCGAGGAACAGTCCGTAGGTCGGACATCCGTCTTTCGTGTAGTTCTGCCACAGCGAAGAATAGCACGTTGTACAGTTAGCTCCCGCATCGGTCGGTCCTAGATAGTAGAGTCCGCCAGACGCTGTCCAGCCGTTTCCTGGAGGAGCAGCCGTGCAGTCAACAGGGACGACAGGCGATACTGGATTGACCGGGCTGACCGGACATCCGGTGAACGTGCAACCGATGAACAGGTTGAAGTCAGTGCAACCTGGCTTTGTGTACAGCTGCCACTGTGAAGAGTAACATGTAGAGCACGTCGCTCCTCCCTCTGTTGGACCGAGCAACTGTACAGGACCGACAGCTGTCCAACCGTTACCTGGAGGAGAGCCGCACGCTGCTCCTGGTGACACCGGCGTTGCTGGAGTTACAGGGCTCGGTGGATACACGTCAATCGGGCCGCATGCGATAGATCCAATATCTTCACCTACGCACGCGCCGCCGTACGCGTACGGGCACATGTCATTCGCGTAGAAGAATGGAGTGCAGAGCTGACCGTCTTGAACTACAGGAGTGACAGGGCTGACAGGCGTGACAGGACTTACAGGACTGACTGGACCGCCACCGTCCATATAGCAGTCATTCGCCTGTGAAAGACCAAGATCCATACACGTTCCAACGGCGCCATAAGGTACGGCACCACAGATGTCGTTCGCCCAGTAGAACTCAGTGCACGTTTGTCCGTCGTATCCAGACGGTGACACCGGAACCGGACCGCCGCCACCTGAGACAGGAGTATCTCCTCCGCCAGGCAGCGGAAATGAAAGTGAGTCTGCACACTGTGTAATGCAATACACATAGTTTCCGTCGACGACCGCGAACAACTTACCGACTGCTTCGTCGTAGATGAACGATATGCCGTGCGGGTCTGGGTCCACACCGAAGTAGTAGAAGCCACCCGGACCGTAGACGTTGATGTTCTGCAGGCTAATGTCGCCGTTTCCGATAGCAATTCCGGCAGCGCTGATCGCGCCTTTTCCGCCGAAGTCGTTCGGAGCAAATATCATAGGAGGGTCGTCTGGATCTTCTGGAATCGACTGAAGTTTTCCTCCAGAGACAAGCCAGTTGCCGACTCGGCCAAGGTCCATGCGGATCTCGACGCCTTGAAGAATGCCTACACTGATGTTACCAGCGTCCAGGTTCGACACCGTGATCTGACTGGCGTCGATAGTTCCAGCTGTGATCTTGTTCGCACTGATGCTCTCGATCGCGTTGTCGCCGAGCAGGTTCTCGACCCACGTCGCGCCGTTCCACCTGCGGATCTTGTTGTCGTTGCTCGTGTCAAACCACACGTCGCCTGACGCTGTCGCAGTCGGCGCTGTCCCTTGGTGGAAGACTCTGTTCTTGCCGTTAGCCGTCGTCAGAGCAGTTGTCGCCGTCGTCGAGGCGTTTTCTACGTCCTCGCTGACCTCATTGTTGAGGCTGTCGAATCCTACGGCGCCTGGCTCGATCGCGAACTCTGTGACAGAGTCCTCGGCTAGCTTCGGCGCCGTGACCGTGAGATCTGCTATTACTTCTGTTGTTACTGCGCGCCTGACGATGTTTGATGTCGTGACGGTCTGCGCTTTGATTCGACGAGGAGCTTTTCGCTTTTGCAAGTTGCGCAGGCGTGAGTCTACGTTATTGACGTACTTTCCGACTGTGCGAAGGCGACGTATCCTGTTACTAGGCAATGCGGTCCACCTCCCACTCTGGGACGAGCGTGAGAGTCACGTTCTCAGAGAAAGACGGAGCGTTTGGAACGTTGACTTGGAACGAGTCAATCTTGCGAACAAGCACAGTGTCGCGCGGCTCTAGGTCGCTCGCGAGACGCATTCGGACAAAGTCGTCATCGACGGCAAGAGAGCACCAGTCTCCTGGAACGTACGTGCCGACAGACGGGTTCATTCCGCCGTTTACCGTGATCGACACGGTAACAATTGGCGGACGAGCCTCGGTGAGATATCTCTCCGCGTGGTCGTAAAGTCTTTCTTCGTCTGCCTCATCACTCTTAGATTCTTCTGCGTCCAGCAACGGCCAGCCGTCAGAGAGCAAGTCTGTTGAAGACGCGACTGCATACGGCTGACTAGCCTCGTCTCCAAGGTCTCCTTGGTCGCCCACCACGAAGAATCGCGTAGCCGCGTTCTCCGCGGACTCCTCAATCCGCATATCAGTGATATTACCAGGGTATTCAAACACAATCTGATCAGCGCCGAACCTGCTGATTGGAGACGCCTGCCCTGGCGCTGGAGGATCTGGAAAGTTGATCGGCACGAGGACCAGTATTCGTCTGAACGAGTCTGTCGTGACGTCATACTCGCAGTCTATTCTGTACTCAAATCCATCTACTGTGTCGGAGTATTCGTCAAGTTCTTCGCCAACGTTCTTTAGCTCGTAACCTCTGTACTTGTTGTTCTTCAAATTCTTACCAAAGTACTGAGTGTCAGACCACTCGTACGTGAACAGCTCGATCCACTGTTCTTGGACGTTGTGTAGAGCCTCGGCGTACGTCGCAGCTCCGCTGACGTTCCCGCTCGCGAACTTTCCAAGGTGCTGTCCTGTTGACTCGTAGTAGTCAATAGCCCGCTGTGACGACCAAAGCTCTCCGTTGATTATTCTCGGGTAGATCACCTCGTTGGAGCCGTCGTTGTACGACTCGCTGAAGAGAGTGCTAACTGTTCCGTCGCTGTTTGTCACGAGAGGACGAGCAGTAAGAGTTATGTTTCCTGCCACGACGGGCGTTGGAGTGGCGGGGTACAAGTTTGCTGGAAGACCTGCCGCGACAATCTCCGCGGTAGTTGGATAGACGGGAACCTTGCTACGCGTCTTGTACTCGATGTCTACATCAGAGTTCGCGTAGAACGGACCAAACGTGTGATTCACCGCTACTGCTCTTGCGGTGACAGTTGCGCCTGGACTTATCGCAGTCAGAGGCACGTCTGTCGGAGAAGAGGTTATGTACGTCACAAAGTTAGAACCTACTGTAGAGACTGTGTGCACTCCGTCAAACACAAAAGACCCCGACGCTGGGTCGTCTACTCCGCTGACAACGATCGTGTCGCCAGACTGCAAGAATACCGTCGAGGAGACAAACAGCTTCGCCTCGTACGCCGTCAGTTGATATGTAGCTACAGAGTAGACCTCGTCCGACGGAGCTATCGTTGCCTCGTTCTGCACCGGGTTCTCTGAGAAGTCGAGACGAAACGTCAAGTCATTTACAACTTCTGTGACGATCCAGTATCCGTTGTACGTCGCGTCAAGATTGCGGATCTCGCACTGCTGTCCGACGATGAATCCGTGCGGCTGGCCAGACTCAGTCTCGATCTGAGCGACACCGTCTTGTATGAAGGCCTCGTGGATAGTCAGCTCTCTTTCGAGGGCTGGAGTGATTTCGTCGTTTGGAAATTGTATGTTGACAAAGTCTACCATCGTCGCGTCTACAAGTTGCTTGACGTAGTCAGTCGTGCTAGTGCGGATCATCACAGTGACATCCTCGTATGTTCCGTCAGGCATGCTGTCTCTCGCTGTAGCGTACGAAGTAGTGTCTGTTGGAGTCGGCGACTCCAGTATTGTGTAGAAACCGTTGTACTGGAAGTCGCTGATCTCGTAGAAACTCAGCCGTACAGTCGACCCAGGATTCGGAGTAAACGTGCTTCCTTGAAGCTCTATCTCAATCTGTCCGTCTGCCACCGTGCACGTTGCTGCTAGCTCTTGGCCGTACGTCTTCCAAATAAGTCTGTGATGCAGGTAGCTTGGCCATTCGGCAGCAGATATTGTTAGTTCTTTGCGATACACGTCGTAGTTCCTAGACCAGATCGGTCCGCCCCAGACGCATTCGCCGTTACGAAGAATGTAGATCGCCGTCTTGCCGGGAAGAGTAGACTCGTACAGGTCCATCGCGGAGGTGTTTGTCAGCACGTTCGCTTTTCCGCTGAACGACCCCGCAGCTTTGATCGACCTCTCGTACGAGACATCCTTGAGATCGAGCTCCGCGATGACGGTGTTCGTCAAGATATCCGCAGTGTAGTAACGGTACACCGCAACATAAGGATCGACCATTGGCATAGTTTGTCTCTACACTTCTCTACGTCGGCTAGCCGAGCCAGCCAGACTTATAGTATACACCAATTTTAGCCGTACTGTTTACCTGTCCTTCGTCATAGAACGAGATGACATTGTCACCTGGATCAAGTCGGATCCAGTCAGCAAGAACGTCGATCATTGCGCGAGCTCCAGTCGTGTCGCCGTTCATCGCTACCTCGTGGTCGTATGTGTCGATCTCGAGGATGTCCGTGGACGCAAGTGATTCGATGATCACGATAAGCTCGTCGGTAGTCTCGTTGTAAAGAACCGCAGGTCCGACAAGAGGTCCTGTGATCTCGAAGATGCATGTCACTCGCGCGGTTCCAAAGTTCGTCACGGTGAACTTTCCGTCGCGGCCCACAGAGTCGTTCTTGGCCAAGTTCTCGGCGTATGAATAGCCACCTGGGTCGTCTTCTGCCCATGAGTACTTGATCGGGTCAGGCGCACGAAGTCCGATCGAGAACTCTGTTTTTCCGCGCGCGTTGACGGTCTGAATCTCGGGGCGTCCGCTCAGACGAACAAGACTTGCTTTTACAGGATCTTCGTTCACCACAAGGTAGCTGCTCTGGTATACAAGCGATGTAGCAAGCACAAGCTTGTCACGAGACACGCTTACGTACGACGGATCAGGCGGATAGAACACACCTTTGAGAGTAATGTCGCGAGCACTCCAACGACCGCGAACGTCGTACGAACCGTCACCGAAACCACGACGGATGTCTTGGATGTCCGGCTCAGGGTGCGTCCACCAGCCCTCGATGTCTGTGATGACCCAGATCACGTTGTTTTCGTCGATGGTGTTGAACACAAGCTCGTTCTGGGTCTCGTCTTCAGTCAACGATGGCGTGAGACGAACGTCGCCGTTCAGCTTCATTCCGGTGATTACCGGAGGAGGAAGCGGCGATAGCGCTAGGCCTACCTGTTGATTTTCTTTAGCCTGTAAGGCTGGGTCTATGATTACGCCTTCTGGGTCGCTTGTACCGGCTGTCATGCCGCACCTCTACGCATCTGCCAAGCGATCTGTCTGCCGATGATGTTGGCAAGTTCTACCTCGTTCATTCCGGCAGACGGATTGACCGTGATATTGATGTCTCCGCCTCGCTGCGCGGCGATCGCAGCGATGACCGCCCGGTCACCGGCCGACAGCCCGCTCGCGTCAAGCGGCTCTACTCTCTCGCTTCGTCCGCCCTCTCCAATGACCGCGAGCATTCCTCCAGGCGTCGACGGGACGATTCCGCCCTGCGCGAGCAGCGGCAGTTTCGGCATGCTAAAGCCGTTTCCGCCAAACTTAGGCACCCACGATGGGACGGTGAACGAGAGCTTGCCGGCAGTGTTGTTCCACGCGCCGGCGATGAGATTGAACGCCGCCTTGAACGGCGCGAAGAAGATGTCTTTGATGCCACTGAACAAGACTTTCATGGACGACACAAGTCCGCTGAAGCCTTTCCACAGCATGTCTTTGGCCTTGCCCCAGTCGCCGGTGATGATCGCAAACAAGCCGATGATGATCTGCACGACGGACTTCACAATTCCGATTATTGAGCCGATGATCTTGATCACGCCAGAGAACGCGTCTCCGACCAACCTGATGGCCGCGACTAGGACAATCTTCAGTATCGGGACGAGTGTCACCGCTAAGAAGTCTCCGATTTCTTTGAAGATATCGCCTGTGCCAGAGAACAGCGGCATGACCTGCTCGAAGGCGCCCTTGACCTGCATGAACGCTTCGGCAAACGCCCCCTTCAGCGCGTTGATCAAGTCAGAAATGGCCTCTCTGAACTTCTCGCTGTTCTTGTACGCGAGAACAAATATCGCGATTACTGCAACTACGGCTCCGACAAGGATCGCGAACGCGGGTCCGACGCCGATACCAAGAGCGTACGAGATCTTCAAGATTGCCGTCTCCAAGAACGCGACGTTCGAGGCGAATCCAAACACTAGTCTTCCTGCGGTGAACAAGTTTTTTCCAAACTCAAAGATCTTGATGAAGTATCCGCCGAACGCCATGAACGCGAACCGCAAGATATTTCCACCGAGCTGAGCGGCCTTGACGAACGCGAGCTGCGCGGCTACAAATGCAACAATCTTAGCGACCATCGGATTGGAGAATATGTTTGTAAGAACGCCAAGTCCCCAGCTCAAAGCGTTGAAAAAGTTGGTGATTGACCCGCTCTCTGCGAACAGCTTGATGAATCCACTGAACTTCTCCAAGAAGTTACCAAAAGCCGGGCCACTGTCTGTCATCGCATCGAGCGCGTCGCCAAAGTTTCTGACAACCGGGATCAAGCTCTCAAAGAAACCAGCCGTGCCTTTGTTGTCGCCAAGGCGCATGAACTGTATGACGACCTCTTTGATCACGCCGCCGATCGCGTGGAACGTCGGCATGATGTCGTGGAAGTACTGGGCCAAAGTTCCGTCGGCCAGCTTATTGTTCGACCATTCTTTGAAGTTTGCTGCGCCGTCGCGGAGAGTGTTCAAGAGGCCTTCGCCCGCGCTACCAGGACCAGCCGCGGCCTTGCCGATGTTCATGATGGCGCCGAACACGTCGCCGAAGATGTCTCCAAGCGTGGCAGCTACGTCACCCGCATAGTCAAAGATTTCTGTCAGCTCTCCGGTCCTGTTCTTTGCCTCGAGAGTTGCAGCCCAGCCTCCGGTAAGAGTGTCAATCCAGTCAGTAAACCGTCTGATCAGCGGATCTGCAGCAGAGAGCAGCGACATAAGCGCGGAGTACAAGTTGCCGATGATCCCACCAGACTTGCCGACCACGTAGTTGTTCGTGTCCATTACAGTGCCGAGATTTTTCAAGTTCGGCGCACTGGTGATGATCTTTGCCAGATCTTTAGCTGCTTCACCGGCGGCTCGTCCAGTCTCGCTCAGCTTCGTCTTGAGAAGCGGAAACAAGTTGGGGTCGTCGACCAAGATCTTGATCGCGTCTTTGATACGAGGCAAAAGTTCTTCAGCGACAGCGTTTCGAAGCTCGATAAACTTAGGCTTCAAGCTGGCGATGAACTTTGCAAAGTCGATCGCCGCGGGGCTTAGGTCCTTGAATGGGTCGTCTCCACCACCGCCGCCCGTGTCCTTTCGCTTTGCGCGTTCAAGAGCTTTCTCTGCGTCTGCCTGAGCTCTGTCGGCGTCTCTGACAGACCTAGCACGAGAATCTACCGCGTCTTGCAGCGCGCGCTCTGCGTTTGCTACTTGCTCAAGTCCGCTTGCGCCTTTCTCTGCGTACGCCGAGTTTTGCTTAGCCGCTTCTTTGGACAGGTCTTGCGTGCGGTCTTTCGCCTTGCGAAGATTGAGTTCGGCCTCAGCAAACGCGAGCTCAGCCTCGCGACGCGCTCTGCTGTTCGGCGGCAGGTCTTGGACTCTCGCCAAAGTCTCTCGAGCTTTCTCGAGCTCGATGGCCGCTTTCTTCTCACTGATGACTGCGTCTTCTGCTTGGAAGTTGAGCTGCTGAAGCTGCTCAATGGCTTCTTCGCGCACCTTGTTGAGACGAAGCTGCGCGTCTTCTACGTCGCGGTCGGCGCGGACCCGCCGCTCTGCGTTCGACTCAATGACGCGAGCGAGACGCTCTTGAGCGTCGGTGATTCTGTCCGCTCGAGCCTGCGCGTCGCTGGCGCCTTTTGATCCCTTGAGAATAGAGCTGATGGCCTTGCCAACACCGCCGAATCCGAGCTTGATCGCGGCAAAGCCTTGCGCTAGAGCAGCTAGCACACCTCCGAATGCAACAAGCGCAGGAGTAGCCGCACCTAACTGAGCGCCGAGTGCAAACAGTCCTCCGACAAGCGCTCCGACACCAGACGCGGCAGCGGCAAGCGCAGGACCAATAAAGTAGCCAGCGGTGACCATCTGGCGGAAAGCGTCGTTAGCGGCAAGAGCCTCGCCTGAGATACTGCTCAGCGCGCCTGAAAGACCAGAAGCTCCAGAGGAAAATCCGCGAGTGACTTGCCTGCCCATGTTTGCGCCGGCTGCCTGCGCGTTGACAGAAGCCAGCGCCGCAGTAACCTGCGCCTGGAACCCAGTAGTCACCGCACGGATTACAATTTCCGCACTGCCTACAATTGGCATTTTTCACTCACCTCCTCTATTGTGTAATACTAGTCCTAGCTAGTTTAGAGGAGCGTCGAGAATGTCTCCAAACGGACGCGTTTCCTCAGGGTCGAACTTGGACGGCGGCACATACGCCTTTTGCTGGCGGGCAAGCGGATCAACCGGGACTGGAATGTCGTCGTCCAGCGGTCGTCCGATAGTTGTCCCTCCAGCGTTGGAGTATGCGCCACTCTTAGAAGACGAGGTGTACTTGTACTTGTAGTCTGCGTCGTACAGCAACTTGTACAAGTTCTCTCGAATCTTGCTCTGAGCCTCTGCCTGTTCTCCCGAGGTTATTCTGAGTGAGTCTTCTTCGAACATGTAATGAATGACATCGACCATGTGCTCTGCGCTCAGCTCTTCAAGCTTTACGCCGCTCATGATCGCTTTACCGTTCACATACGGCCAGAGGTCTACTGCCCACTCGCAGAGACTTCTGGCCGCGACGTAGGGCGGCTTGTGTACTGCTCCACAATCCAGCCGACGATCTCGCCGAGAGTCTCGACCGAGACGACCTTGTCAGGATCGTTGGTGAGCTCGTCGAAGTCTTCTGAGCTGTCGGGCGTGAGTACGGTCTTGAAGAACTTCTCGACCATTCCTGCCTGGCGCGACGCGTCGTTGCTAGCGGCGTCTGCCACGAGCGCAAGAAGCGTCTTGCCCTGGATGTCTGGACGGCAGGTGAACTCCTCGCCGTGCAGCTTGAACGTCAGGGGCTCGGCTACCGCCGAAGTCGTCCCCGCGCCAAAATCTTTGAACCTTGCCATGCGTTATTCCTCCGTATGTTGTGTGTCGTGGTATGTCTTTCGCGCGGCGTAACCCGCGAGATCTCATAATATCAAATACAAGTTGTCCGCCAAGTACTTGTTCGGCTTAGTTCCTGGGTGCATGACTCGTCGCGCGTACACAACGCGACCACGAGAGGTGAACCTGAGATGCTTTCCTGGCTTGGCCATGATGACGTGCGGCCGCGTGCCCTGGTGATGTATGTACGCGTGGTTCACCTTAGAACCGATGGTCATCTTCTGCCCGTACAACGCCCTGTCGTGAGTGAGGATCTTGATCGACGCTTTCAACTGGCCTGTCTTTACTCCAGCCTGAGCCTTCGCGGCGATAACTACTTTTCGTCCTTTCTTGGCAAGATACCTGCCAAGAGTTCCGCCTGGTTGCTTCAAGAGCAAGTCGAGTGGAAGAGGATACCAGTTGATTCTTCCGAGCTTGACCTCTATCTTTGAAGGCACTATGCTACCGCCAGTGTCAGCTGCATCGTCACCGCTTGCAGTCCGCCTTCTGGCTCAGAGACGTCGACTGTCGCGATCACGCCGAGACCGAAGCCGTCGTTCCACAGGTCGTACTGCTCGATCGTTGACAGGAACACCCACGCGTCGATCGCGGCCATCTCGGCTCCTGCTTGGATCTTCTCTGCTGACGGAGCGCGACCGTTCTGGCCGACCGTCGGGATCTCTCGAGCGATTGTCACCGAGGCGACAATCGACCTTGGGACGTTGCAGCGGACAGGCTCGGACGCCTGGTCTCCAGGCCTGCCAAGATATCCCTGCACGAACGACACGACGAGCTGAGGGCAGTCAAGAACTGGTGTTCCGACAGTCCAGTACCTGCGAGAAGGAAGCTCTACGTTGTACGACTCAAACGTCGCGATCGCTGTGCGCAGGATCTCGTCGAGCGCGTTCTTGATGTTGTACACGCCTTCGTTCGGGGTGTACGTCACTTCGCTATTGTGCATGTGTCTCTCCTGGTCTACGCGCCGATAGTGAACGCCTGGATAGTGTTCGTGGCCATAGTGATCTTGACGTTGCCTGCTCCAACGTCAACCGTCTCGGTCTCAGTCGGATCTTCGACACTTGGGCGTGACGCGTAGAGCTGCCATGAGCCCGGCTCGACGAATCCAAGAATTGGAAACGCCTGCGCGTAAGACATCGAGATCTGAAGCGTCTCGCTCTCTTCGTCGATCTGCACCGCTGTCGACGGCAGCGTAAGTGACTTTCCGCCAGAGTAGTTGTAGAGGATGAGCTCTGGGATCCACCCGGTCTCGTCGATCAAGAACTCGGCGTTCAAGTATGAAAGAGGAGTTGTCATCGTGCCGATACCGTCACGGACGATCGTGAGGTCGATAGGCGAGACACCGTACTTTGGCTCCTTCGGAGTGAGCCTGCGACCGCGAGCTACGTCCGGCGAGAACACACGAGCCTTGTTCTTTGCCTTGTCTGGATTGACGGCCTTGAGGAACAAGTCGATCGCGTAGATGCCAGTGCGAAGTTCGTCAACGAAGTCCTGCGGATCGAGCACCGTGTACGACACGCCCTGGCGCGAGATGCTTGTAACTCGCTGCGGAAGGTTGCAGTCTTCGCCTGCCCACAGTCGAGCGAACTCGATAGCGAGCATGCGCGCCGCGGCCTTGCCCATTGTCGGCGGCTCAACGCCGTAAGAGTACGTGACCTCGATGTTGCAAGGAAGCCACGGTACTCCAGGGACCGGCTGAATGGTCGAATGGTCTACTAGGTAGTAGCGGTTTGGATCGATGACGTTTCCAGCGCGGTCGCGAATCGCGTGAATCTTACTGACAGGACGTCCGCGAAGACGCAAGCGCGACGCGACTGCTAGACCGTCTGAGGTCATGTCGTCGTAGAAGTCGAACCTCGACATCGGCAGATTGTGGACGTCGCCGTCGATCAATCGCGCCGTGTACGTGCCAGAAGCCGGACCGTACTGGTAAGTGCGCGAGGCACAGACGTACCTCTCGGTTACAGTCGTGACTCCAGTGTACTTTCTGCCGCTAAGCACCCACAGCAAGTAAGATGCTGCTTTAGCCGCGTCGTACGAGAACTCGGTATCTGAGTAGTCACCGAGTTCCGATGTACTTACCCAGAGATTTGACATCCTAGTTCCTCGCTACGTTCTGCGCCTCCTGTGTGAGTGAGCGCGGCGCGATAAGCGAAGTTGCTACGAGCGCCGCGCTCAACGACACGATTAGGCTGTTGGGTCCTCGTTCGAGGCGATGATGAAGTCGACCGGATTGTCGGCGTTGAACTCTTCGCTGCCTGGGACGTTGTACGCTGTCGTCGAACCCTGCGAGAGGAAGTCGGTGACCGGTGTGTACGCGCCTGTTGTCGAGTTCCATGTGTAGAAACCCTTGAGGCCAGAAGGAGCCCAGCCAGCGCGAGCGTACGAGTACGGGCGCTCTGCGGCGACTGGGAACTCCCAGCGGCCGTCTGGGCCCGAGGCGAACACTGCGTTGCCGAGGCCGTAGCCTTCGAATGTTGTCGCGAGCATGCCGTTCTCGATCACGCGGTCGCCAGACTGGCGAAGCTTGCAGTACGGGAACGCCCAGTGGAAGTAAGGAAGCGTGTTCGCCTTCTTGCCTTCCTTGATCGCGTGCGACCATGTCTCGATCGCGACACCGAAGCCCGACGGGTTGTCGCCGACGGCTGGTGACGCCCAGCCGACGCTGCTGCGCTGAGGCGCGGCGAGCGTGCCGAGGTTCTTGCGGAGGAGCAGACCGCCCGACATCATCTGTGTCAGTTCTGGGTCTGGCTCGCAGATCGCGACTTCCATCGTGATGCGCTTCAGGGTGTCTGGTGACTTGTATGTCACACAGACTGTTCCGTCAGCGGCCTTCTCTGTGATCTCGTCGCCCTCTTCGTATTCCGGCGTGAACGAGATCCGCATGAAGGCGGACGTTGTGTAACTGTCACCTGGCTGATTGAGCAGGTTTCCAGCGGCATCGAGACGCGTCACACGAATAGACACACCTTGAATACTCGCTGCGTAGTCTTGAGTTGCCATTTTGAACTAGCTCCTTATGATTCTTTTCTTGAGGTCTTACCTAATACTACAACGTCAAGCTTGCCTTGACAGCTGCATGGACAGACGGGTCAAAGTGAATCGCCAGCGGGCGAGTCGCCTTGATCCGCATATCGTTCTTGTTTGTGGTCACGCCATAGCCCTGCGCGAGGTTGTCGTTGACTACCTCTGCCTTGCCGACGTGGACGTCCACGAACCCTGTCGCGTAGATCCACTTGACAGTGTCCGTACCCTGCATCTGCGCTGTTCCAGTGGCGGCAGCCGACGTGACATCGGCGTTCGTCTTGGCGTAGCTGAACTGCGTAGCAGATCCAGTTGCAGAGACAGTGTATGTTCCGTCGAACGGAGCGCCTACGCCGGCTACCGTAACGGTCTCGCCGGTGCTCAGATAATGAGCGCTCGATGTCGTGATTGTTGCGGTATTGCCAGAGAGTGCTTTGGTTGTGATTGCAAGAACTGGACCGTTGCCAGTGTACCCAGACCCGATTGCAGTAGTTGTCCCGTTGACTGTCTCCAGGTGAAACTTACCTTTGTCGTCTTCGACACGCATGAACATGCGGTCGCCGCCGACGATCATCGGAGTGTCGCGGGTTAGGTGAATAGTGCCTTGCTCACCGACAGGAGATCCAGCGAGAGCTAACTCGAGACGAGAAATCGCTTCGCGGATGTCGATCGCTGTCGACGGAGTCGCGCTTGGAAATGTAAGAGTTGAATACTTTGCGAGGTACTGGTTGCCGTTGGCATCGGCGCGTGCGACATGACCGTCGCAGAACTCGCGCTCCAGAACCTTCTGTGTAGCGGCCTCGATCTGACGAAGAACTCGCGCGAAGCGGTCCTCGCCTGTGAGGCTGAATGTCGAGCGGAAATCCTCGACTTCGAAGAAGAACGGCTTTACCTCGAGGTACCGAGCAAGCCCGGTTCCGTCGAAGAGAGTGTGAGCGGCGCTGCCACCGTCTTCAAGAAGTCTGAGAGTTGGTCGTGTGTCATACTCGAAAGAGAAGCCACGGATCCAAGTCTCATCAGCAGCACGCGCTGTGTGAGTCATCACACGGGCGGCACTGAGAAGTCCAAACTCGGTAGGGATCAATTCGGCTGGAGGGAATATACCTCTAAATGCCATATTTATTCCTTACCTCATCTGCTTTCAGTGCCGCCCGGTGATTACTTATGACTAGTACTTACCTGTTGGTTTAGTACTCGATGGCAGCAGCAGCTGCGCCACCAGTGGTGTCACGGAGGGCCGCAGCCACACCGTTCACCGCGATGGTGGATGTAACGGCGAGCGACTCGATGCCGACCTTCGCGATACCTTCAAAGGTCTCGACGAATGTCTTGTAGTCGTTCGTGCCCACGAGGGTCGAGTCACGGATGACACCGAGGTCCAGTGTGCCGCCGTCGAGGAACAAGAATGTTCCTTCAGCGAACATGTACCATGTGAAGGTGTCGAGGAACTCGAGTGCTGCACCAGCTGACTGGCTGCCGTAGACGTCCTGGTCGAGCGAGTAGCTCATCAGAACGCCGCGAGCGGCGAGGTAGCCGTCCAACTCGGCGTCGGCAACGGCAAGCGTGCCCTGCGCACCTGGCATTGCCAAGGCGAGGTCGGCGCGCATTGCGTCACGGACCCACACTGGAGCGATGACGCGCAGTGGCGCATCGGCTTCCATGCGGTGACGCGAGCGGTAGGCCACCGCGGCGCGACCGACCTGAACCAGGAAGTCGCGAGCGAAGCCCATGAGGCTCGAGGATGTGACTGCTGTCGAGGCAGCGCTGATCTTGCTGAGCAGGTACTGCTCGGCTTCACGAGCGTGCTGGATCAGAGCGAGCTCGTTGTGACGAGCGATCAACTCTGGGTACGCACGCGTCATGAGGTTACCGAACTGCAGCTGCAGCGTGACGGCGTCTGTGACGGCGGTTGTTTCGGAGGCGGCCGAGACAGTCAGGCTGTCCTTGACCGAACCACCAGGTGTGATGTCTGTGGCGTTCGTCCACACACCGACGGCCGAGCCGTACGATGAGAGCACCGGCGGAACCACAAAGCGGATACCACCGCGGTCAGCCGAGAAGCGCGGGAGCGCGTCACGGACCGGGCGGGCCGTTGTGCCGAGACCGAAGATGTCGTACTTGACCTCGAACGGAGCGGAGTGACCACCGGATGCGACGAGGGCCTCAGGACCAGTGACGGCCTGAACCTTCGCCCAGTTGGACTCCGCATCCTGTGTCAGGATACGCTCTTCTGGGTAGCTTGTTGTGAACGAAGCGACGATGTGCTGTTCGCCATCGCCACCGTTGACGCGGCGGAGGCCATGCAAGCGCTTGGCCATCACCTCGGCAACTTCCTTCATGTCTTTCAGTGAGCTGCCGGCCGTGTAGCCTGGGATGTCAGCGCCTGCGGTGATCGCCACCGGGGCTGCCTCCACCCGAGCCTGCGGACGACGGTCAGCCGGAGCCTGGATGTCTGTGACTTCCACTGTCTCCGTGTTTTCTGTTGCGGCCACGAGTGGCTCCTCAACTTTCTGCACGTCCTGTGCCTCTGATGTTGTTGTTGTTGTGCTTTCAGCGACGACTTCGGCTGGTGTCTCTACAGCGGCATCGGCAACGACTGCCTCAACCTCTGCTGGAGTCTCAACCGCGGCTGGCGCCTCTGGCGTTGATGTTTCGGTGGAAAGCTCTGATGCCTTTTCCTCTGTGACAGTTGCCTCTGTTGCGGCTTCGACCTGCATCTCCATCTTCTCCTCTTCCTTCTTCTCCTCTTCCATTTCTGGAGCAGGAGCTTCCTCGGCGGGAGTCTCAGGAGCTTCAGCAGGCTCTTCGCCCTCAGCTGCCTTCTCTTCTTCCATGTCTGCGGCCTCACCCTTCACGCGTGTGGAGGCCTCGGCGGCGCGGGCGGCAAGCTCTTCAGCCTGCGCGACGCGACGCTTCGACTCAGCACGAACGGTGTCGAGCATATCGGCAAGTGTCGTCATGGTTTCAACTGTCTGAGGTGTCGGATCTTCGCCTTCAACCGATTCAAACTCGGAGACGATCGCAGCCTGCAGATCGACGATCTGGTCGTCGGTCAGCTCTGTGATCGTATCGAGCATTTGCTTGATTCGGTCCACTGTCCCTCCTCTGGGATCAGTTCACGACAGGAGCCTTATGCCCCTGTACTGGGCTTTTCTGTCCAAGGAAAGGGACTCATCGCACCGTGTGCGGAGGCACTTACCTGTATGACATAATACTGCATTCGTATTAGGTCAATAGTCTCAATAGTTTGCTTAGGTCGCTGGAGACCTCTTCTTGAGAGTATGCATCTCCACCGGCCTTGTATTGACGGAGCTTTTGAGTAGCCTCGGCGGCGTCTTCCTTGCCGATCTTTTTCTCGACTCGGTCCATCATGCTGTCGATCAGATCTCGGAGAACCGGCGGAAGATCTGAGTACCGGACCTTCTGCGCTTCTGAGCCGAACGGAAGAGGCAGGTTAGAGATGACACTGCCGAGCTCCCGTGTCGTAGACCTAATGTTTTCAAGGGCTTGCGGGTTCAATGACCCGGAATCTAGGCGGTCCAGGATCTTCAAGAGCTCCTGCGCCGATGCGGCAGCAGCCTTATAGTTCCCTGCATCGTCAAGGTTTTCAGTCTCCTCGATCTTCTTCACGACGTCGTCGAGACCAGATGTACCGAGGTCGCCCTTGAGTCGAGCTAGAACCTGCCTGAACTTGCCTGCCGCGTCGCGGGGCTGATTCACACCTGAAACATATTTGGCTTCTACTTCTGGAGCCGCAAGAAGTGCTTCTGAGCTTGGGGTTTCAGTTTCCCCCGCTAAAAGACCCTCCTTGGCTGAGGCCACACGGGCGCGGAGATCCAGAACGTCTTCCTCCATTGCAGAGGCCGACTTCCACTTCTCCGGGATCATGTCAGCCTTGCCAAGGGCACGAGCTCTCTTCATGATGTGGCGACGCACCTTAGCGCGGTCGCCCGGCTTCGAGCGGCCGTAGGCCTTGATCGCGTTCTCGAGATCTGACGCGTTGCGGATCGGGTACGAACCGTCCGGAAGAGCCTTGCCTTCCTTGGCAAGTCGCTCGCGTGCTTCTGTTGAGATGTCTGCGAACTCCGCCTCTGCCTGCGCCGATGCGACGCGGCTGCGCATGTCGTCGATGATCTCAAAGTCGATGTCGTCTGCGATCGAGAGGTTCTTCCACTCTTCTGGGATCAGATCAGATCTGCCCATTCCGCGAGCACGTCGCATGATGTGACGACGGACCGCTGCACGCTTCGACTTCTTTGCACGACCGAACGCTTGTACGGCATCCTTCAACTCTCCTTCGTTACGGATCGGAAACGATCCGTCTGGGAGAGCTTTCTTCTCAGCGGCAAGCTTCTGGCGAGTTTCACGAGAGATGTATCCGAGCTCGTCGTACTCGATGCCACGAATGCTGGCGAAACGGGTAGCGGCGGCTGCGGCGCGAGTCGAAAGCTCTGCGTCAACCTCTTCCTTGGCTGCTGTAAACTTCTCTCGCATCTCGGTAGCACGAGCCACCAATGCAGAGTTTCCGCTTGTCTCGAGAGCAGCGACACGCTGTTCGAGCTCGATAAGCGGGTCACTCTTCATCTTCGCGAGAATAGAAGCGCCAGCCGCGACGAGCGCGTAGACTTGACCCGAAGCTACACGAGCTCGTGCGATCGGGAATCCTGGAACGTTTACCTGACAGACCGCAACCAGCTCAAGGTGACCCTTGATCGGACGCCAGTCACCAGACGGGGCTGATGCGCGGAAGACACGGACCTGCTCCGGTGTTGTGCCTGGGCGAAGAGCACCCGCGACCCAGATGCCGTACGAGTCTTCGCCTGCGTGCACGTCAGCAATCGCAGACGCGGTGTCGTCGTAGTGCTTGACAGCGTCGCGAGCGCTTGCCTCGAGCGGCGCGTGACCGCCGGCAAGCGTGAGCTGGCCTACAGGTACGTCTTTGTTGTCGTCAGTGCGGACAACGCCTGTGTGGAAGTACGCGTAGTTTGTGCGGCTGCGTGGAGCGCGCACGCCGTGAGACATACCGATGTGGTCTACGTGCCATGCGGCGATATGACCGAAGACTCGGCCGTTCTCGTCGACAGTCAGCGGAGTCGGCTTGTCAAGGTTTGGGTTTGTGAACCACGTCGCTGGTGGGACAACTGGAATAGACGCCGCGATGCTGCCACAGGCGACAATGGCCTCGGCCTCGACCGGCGTGATGTCAAGCTCTTCTACGTATTCGCCGTCTTGAAACACTGTTTCTTCCTCCTGAGTTCCACTTGCCTGATCTTCAATATAAATCTTGCACTGCTCAAAGGCTGGCTTAGGAACGATGGTCACTGCCATCACTCGAGCTTGAGTGATTGTCAGTTTGTTACCACCGATCTTACCATCTTCCTTTGTTCCGCTATTCTCAGCGTCCTCTTGGTCTTCGCTGGCCTCGAACATGTCTAGGTCTGCCGACACGCCACGCATGAAGCCCTCTCGGACCATACGCTCAGCCTCTTTGCCATAGGCTCCGGTATCAAACACGCCGGTAGCGTTACCGATACCGTCTTCAGTTCGCTCCATGTGGTCGATACGACCAACAACGACAGATCCATTGTGCCCGTCGGCTGTCTTGATCTGCCACAGCAGTGGCAGAGGAAGCTCTCGAAGCGATATAGCTTCCTTCTTGAACTTGCGACCGTCGCCTGACTCAACGCCTTCTGGGATCACCAGCGGAATGCTGAACTTAGAGCCTTGCTCTACGGTGTTTTCGTTGATCTTGTATGCTCCAGTAGCTGTAAGAGAGCGCATCTTTTCGCGCGCTGCTTCTGCGTGTGCAGACAGCGACGCTCGCATGTAATAGTCTTCGCTCGACACAACGTCGTTGATGCTGAAGTTTCTGCTGCCCTTGCGGCCGTACATCTTACGGTGCATCTTGTCTCCGGTCCACATGCCTGTGGCTTCCTTGTGACGGAGAGCGCAGTAGCCCTTCGCGCGAGGACCCATATACTTTGCGAGATGACGGAAGCATCGTGTCCAGTCGCCTGGCGTGTTCCATCGGATCTTCAGCGCGCCTTTGCCATACAACCAGTAACGGCGAAGCTTCTCGGCCTTACCTCGGTTTCTGTCGAGGCCGCCCTTGGCGACAAGCGCCGAGCTTGTTGTCGGACTCTTTACAACTCCATCAGGAATGACTGCGAAGCGGCAACGTGCAAGCGGCTCGACATCGTTCGCGAGGATCTTGCAACTTGTGCCGCCTTCGTACAAGACGCAGTTGGCGCATGTTACGCCCATCTCTTGAATCTCGTTCTCTTCAGCAGGAACGTAGCCAGCCCAGATGCCAGTCTTGTCTTCATTGAACTTGCCGTGCTTTTCTGCGATCTCTACAAGCGCGTCAGCTAGGTCTTTCTCTTCTGCAACCAAGATTCCTGCTGCTTCGAGAGACTGTGCAACAAAGTCTTTGTCGGTGATGACGAGCTTCGGCTTCTTCGTTTTCTTAGCTCCAAAGATCTCGTAGACCGGCTCGGCCAAGATAAACTCACCAGAAGCGCGAACGCCTCCGTCAACCTGACTCAGCACGTCCTTATAGACATCACCATGCAGCGGCACAACAGGCGGAGGAGTTGCCGACTTGAGATCCGCGAGAATCTTCTCATCGCGCGACCACTTGCCTTCCTTGCGCACATACGTCATCGGAGTGTTTGACTTCTTGCTTGCTGGCACGATCGCGATCAAGTCAAAGACTGCTCGCGGATCGTCAGGTGAGACGATCGCCATGTACATCGGCTGGACGTCACTGTTCTCTGGAGTCAAGTCTTCGACAGTGTCATCTTCTTTTTCTTTGCCTTGCTCGGCAGCTGACGTGATCGGGTTGAACCAGACCTCGTTCTTCTTTTTCTTGAAGAAGTCCTTGAGCATCGGATGCTGATGCGCGTCATCGTAGATCGGACGTCCTCGAAGACTCTCGATGTTTTTCTGGAAATCGTCTGCCTCTGCTGGCTTCTTGTTGTATCCAGGATCCTTTGGCTTGAACTCACTTGTCGGCGCGGCAGGCTTCTGTGCGCCGCGCTGAGACTGAACCCACGCTGGGAAGTTTGAGATGACTGTGTCAAGATCTTTCGGCGTCAGACCAGGGAGTCCGCCTGGAATATACGCGTCTGGCTTGTCCATCGGAGCGCGCGGCTGCGCAAGAATGCCAGACGTGTCAAGATCACTGTCACCGACGCCAGGACCTACAGTCATCGGCTGCACTGAGTCTTCTCGTTGTGTATCCGTTCCGGCTACTTCAACGCTCTCGCCGCTGTCCATTTTGACGATGACGCTGTCGGTGTCTGGTCGAAGTGACGTGATAGTTCCGGTTTTGCTCGCGTCTCCGCCGATTACGACGCGAGATCCAGACTGTGCGAAGCGTCCTGTCTTGTCACGCACTTGCCTGCGAGCTTTCTCTGACCGTTCTTTTGGAGTGTACTGTCCGTCGCCTGCTTCAACAGCGCCTTCCGGCGCGTCTCCTGCGGCCGCAAGCGCGTAGTCCGCTGCGACCCAGTCGATGTCGTCGGCTGCGGCAAGTACAAGAGCTGCTTCCTCTTCGTCCAGGTCGTACACGGAGATCGAGCTGAACGGCTTAGCCTGCAAGTGCGCTGAGATGATGAATGCAGAGTCTGCGTCGATCAAGATATGACGCTTATCAGACGTATCGTAGGGATCGTCAAGAGCACGATCCATCGTCGAGATGTCGTGGTCTACATGACCAAGGCTGTCCCAGCCACCGTCGTCCCACACGAATACTGTGCCGTCAAGGTCAATCTTGTAAAGTCTGTCGATGTTCTCGTCTGCGCCGACGCGAGCTACAAACTCTGGCGCGTTCTCTTCGCCCATCTCATAAGCGAGCTTGAACGCGTTGAGGTCCGCGTTGTGCCCAGGAGTCTCGTAGTCGTCGATAAATCCGCCGGCGCTCATTGACTTCTTGCGCTTGTTCTCGCGCTCAACGATCGCCTGCGCCCAGCGCCAAGCTACGTCGCCGCCCCACAAAGCCCATGCAATACGCCCGTTCGATGGGAAATTGTCTTGGCCAGGCTTCCAGCCTTTGCCTTTCTTGTCAACCTCATGTCGTGGAAAGTATTTTGCGATATGTCGGATCTTCTCGATGCCGATCTGTCCGCCGCGCGCCAGTGTGCGAGCAGTGTTCAGCCCGACAGGAGTACCGCCGCGCTTATGTTCCTTGCGCCACTCAAGAGCCTTCTTTGCCTCGGCCTGCGCTCCCTTAGGAATCGTGTACATGCGACCAGCGGCCGTGACTACGTGAATCTCTAGGTCGGCGAGCGCGCCAGTCGCAAGATCAATCTGCGCCTGCGTCGGCTCGGAGTCAGGCTCTCGCCACTCAGGATACGCAGACAAGACAGCTATGTCTGCGACGTCTTCTACGATGTTTGTGATCTTGTCGATCGAGACAGCGTTTCTGCCGTCGGTAAAAAGCAACCGACTGCTAGATTCTCCGCAAAGATTCACCATTGTTCAATACCTCTCGTTACTGTACACTATCTGTCACCGGACCACCGGTGACCCAAGCGTCGCATGTTCGCGACGCGGCGCACTTGAAATCAAACGCTTCACAGTATCCAAGCTCGGCCGCGTCGATCGCGTCCCAGGCGTTTTGCTCGCTTGAGCCGCCTTGCTCGATACCGGCAGATATGCATGAACGCATATTCTCTGTGACTACAAACATCGCGCAGTTGCCGCAAAGACTTTGCTTGGCCTCGTCGATTGTTACCGACCAACGTGACGCCTTCTCGTTCCAGAAGTCCGTGTTTGACAGCTCCGGGTTCAACGGGCCGTAGCCTGCTCCTTCGATCGCCTTCTCACGATTGCTGAGGTTCAGCACGATGTCCAGCGTGGCCGGAGGACAGTCGTCAGGCGCGGCAGCTGTCATGGCAGCGGTCTTTGGCGCGTTGCTTACCGGGCTTAGAAAGTTTTGCAGGTCGTCGATCTCAAACGAGCGCCCTGCGCGCTCCTTGCGGTCGAACTCTGCTATGATGCCCAGCTCGACGGGGACGACGCGGAGGTCGTCGAGAGACATGTCGTTAGGGTCGTTTGAAAGCTTGAACCAGCCGCCGTTGCTACGGACGTAGTTGCACTTGTCTTCCGAGCTGCTGAAGACCAGGTAGCGGACCGAGTCGTTCTCGGCGTCAACTCCGACCCACAGGTCGTCTTCGTCAGCAAGTTGATTTGGCCAGATCGTGCTATCGCTCATGGTGTCTCTTCCTGTGGTGGCGCTAGAGGATTCCAAAGGATTCCGCTACTCCAATATATTTTCTCAAGCTCTTCTTCTGGCATACTGCTTCCGGATGCTGTCATCCAAACGCCGTCAGCCTCCGTTAGCCCTCTGATCACGTACTGGCTATTGTAACTTATGAATGAGATGGTGCCTTTACGCTCGTTGAACTGGATCTTACCCTGCAGTGGATAGATCTTTACGTCGTCTCCACTGACCATGACCGCCGGAGCATTGTTGAACTCAACGGTAGAGAACTTATGGATCGGCCTGTAATGCGGCATACCGTTCTCGTCCGTCACCTCTAGAACTGCTACGCCGTCGATGTAGTTTCCGGTCTGCTGGTACTCTTCTCTCTTAGCGAACTTGAGCTTTGCCATTTCTCCTCCTAGCTTCCGATCTTGACTAGTTGCAGGTCCCCGACGTTGATCTTCAGCAGGGCCTTCGCCTGTGTATGCGTGAGAGCGCCCATCTTTAGGTCACTGTCCGACACATTCGTGTTCTTCGGCGCGATGATCGTCCTGTAGTAGTTGACCTTTCCGTTGACGGTGGCCTGGAGATAGACGACGAAGAACGACGAGATCGACTTGCCCTTGCTCGTCGAGTACGGCTGCTCTACGTACCTGTGGAATATCGGCTTTATGTCCTTAGCGCCAGACAGTGCCTGTGGAGTGTTCGTCTCGATCTTCTTCGTGGCCGGCAGCGGGAATCCGTTGTTCTCTTGCGCCATTCTGATGTATGACTCAAGCTCGCCGTAGTAGTCATCGATGGTAGCGAACTCAAACGCTGGATTTCCGTCCTTGTTCAGCGACGTCGTAACCTTGTCGATGCTCTGCTGTGTCATCTCTCGGTACGCGTCCTCGATACCGTCTGGATCAGGCGAGAACCTCTTTATGCCGTTGCTGCTCTTGACCACGACCTGCTCGACCGGCTTGCCGCCGATCTCGTTGATACCGTTGTCCTTGAGGAT